TCAGGTCATGTCGAGGGCCGCATAGCCCTCCTCGGTCAGCGTCAGGGTCTCCCCCTGGCCCCGGCCGGCATGGGGCGTCACCGTGATCAGCCCCTTCTCCTCCAGCGCGGCGATGTCCTCGCGCAGCGCCGGCAGCAGGGCGTCCTCGTCGGAGTAGCCGAAGGGCGAGGAGAGGACCCCGCCATGCTGCAGCACGCGGGCCAGCAGCTCCAGTTGGTGGTCGGTCAGTTCGTGGGACATGGCCGTCATCTCGCAGATAAGGTTCCAGGGGTAGCGTCGCTCACGCTTGAAGCATCGCCCTCACCCACAGGGTACATGGCCCGCCCCTTATCTGCGGGCAGTGCGGCAACCGCGAAGCACCGACCGCCTTCTCCCAGGCCGACCCGATCGGCCGCAGCATGTCTGCCATGGGCAACCCGCGCCGGGGGCTGGTAGAATACTGCCTCTCCGAACAACCCCGTGATGCCCGATGCCCCAGCTCGACCGCACCTTCTCCGTCGCGCCGATGATGGATTGGTGAAGGTGCCCGGCATTACGGGCTTGATGCTTGCGCAGTACCAAAATTGTTCCAGCTCCCCACCGGTTTTTGCCACTTTGGACTCGCCACGTTCGCGAATCCTGAGATTCGTGCGCGACGCGCGCGTATGCGTGTCACGCGCACGCCTGGCTCTAGAATCCGTGGGGGGCTCGGAAAAAGGTAACAACGGTAGCGCAATGGCAAAAATCAACATAAGCCAATGATTCTAATGGATTTCAAACGTACGTCCAAAAGGTAACAAAAAGGTGATGTAAAGGTGATGCGTTACCTTTTTGAAAGGTCACAGAAGAGATTTCATATACCTATTAGAATCAGCAGCTTATGTGGGCATCACCTTTTTCAGTACTTTTTGTGACCTTTTAAAGGTAACGGCAAAAGCATTTAAAATCATAGGCTTATATATAAAAAACAGCCCTGCGACCCATGTTACCTTTTTCCGAGCACCCCCCACCTTCTCAGAATCCCCCATCACCGGGGCGCCACCCTTTTCACCATCCATATTGAAAGAAAACGCAAGTATTTCCAGCCACTTAGCTGCCATTCCACCCTACCAATCTGCGCCTGTTCCCAGGCCATGCATACGTGCAGAAAATTCGGCACGCAAAGAGCGCCGGCGGGGCGGGGTGTCGACGGCGCGCCGTGGGGCTGGGCCGTGTGCCCGGGTGAAGTTGGTACTCGCCGGCCAGCTGCGGCGAGCAGCCACAAAAATGCCGCCCAGCGGGCGGCAAGCGATGAGAGCAGGTTGCGTCAGGCGGCGCTGTCGCCCTCCTCCTCGAGCAGGTATGGCCGGAAGCGGACGATCTCCTCGCCAGTGATCTCGTTGATCTCCTTCAGGCTCTCCTGGAGAGGTTCGAGCTCGTTGGCCACGAACACCCGGGCGGCCTTCTCAACGTCACCGAAGCCGGCGGTGTTGGTGGGCACGATGCCCATCAGCTGCGGGGGGATCCTGTGGCCGGCGAGCTGGTCGTCTCGGGTGAGGTTCTTGATGTTCCAGAAGTCGTCCTTGGCCGCCACCTCGGAGACGGGGATCACCTGGACCCCGTCCTTCTTGCCCTTGGGGGAGTACAGGAAGAGGTTGCGGAAGTTGCCCGGGCCCTTACTGTCCTTGAGGGCCTGGCGCATGGCGTCGATGTCCTTCTGGTCCTGGGCGGGGTCGTTGACGTAGAGGATGAACCCGGCATGGCTGCCGTTCAGGTAGTAGCGCCGCCGGAACAGCGTGGCCGACTCGTTGAGCCAGGCCGACTGCAGACTCCCCAGGTAGTCCGGCACCCCATAGATCGACTGGTCGATGTCGGGCTCGAGCAGATGGATCACTCGCCCGTGGGGCAGTTCCTGGCGCTCCAGGTAGTTGGGTACCCACCAGTATCGGTCCGCCTCGAGGCCGCCGCGGCGCATGTACTTGGCTCGCAGGTGGCGGAACGGCAGCCGCCGGCCCAGCCGTCCCCTCACCTCCTCCAGGTAGGCATTGCCGAACACCAGGTAGTCGAGGGCCAGGCCGCTGAACACCTGCCTGCTCAGAAGTGGGTGCGGCTCGAAGGTCCTGAGCAGGATGTTGCGCTTCACCTGGAGCGCCGAGCCATGGTGCGCGGTCGCCCGATAGCTCTTGGCCAGGATCGAGAGCGGGATCGGCGGCTCGTACCACTCGTCAACGGTGAGCCACACCCCCTCGTACCAGATGTCGCGCATGCTGGTGACCGGCTCCGGGTCGCCGAAGCTGAAGGCCTCCATGGCCGGCGGGGAAGCCACGGCAGTCGCTGCGGCTGCTGGCTCGCCGCTGCGGTAGGCGGGCACGCGAATGCGCGGCTTGCTTGCTGTCGTCTGGCTCATCCGGAGATCTCCATGATGGAGCCCGTGCCCTCTTCGGCCGGGCCGTCGATCGGTTCATTGTGCAGCGCATGCATCGTCGCCCAGGCCAGGTCGGCGTGGCCGGTGGCGCGGCTGCGCCCGCTGGTGTAGGTGAACTGCCGCCCGCTGGGGGTGAGCTCGCGTTTGATGGCCATGAAGCTCTGGGCCATATCGCTCCACCCCGCGTCGAACTCCAGGCGGCTCTTGCGCATGATCTGCTGGGCCTGCATTACCATGGTCGCCTTCAGGGTGACGTCGTAGCGGTAGCGCACCAGGGTCGGGAACCACTTCTCCACGTGCTCGGCCACCGCCTCCCCCAGGCCGCTGACATCGATGCCGATATGCTCGATGCGGTACTTCTCCTGGAACGAACGGATGAAGGCGGCCTGGGCCTCGTAGTCCTCTCCCTTGAGCCGGTGCCGCTCCAGCACCCGGTGCTTCTCCTCCCGGGTGCGTGCCGGCAGCACCACCACCAGCCCCGCGCCATCGCCATCCTCGCCGGTACCGGTGGGGTCGTAGCCGATCCACACGCCACGGTCCCCCACCGGGCGCGGGGCATAGGGACGGTAGTCGTCCCACACCTCCCAGCTGTCGACCATGCAGGGGTGCAGCAGCGAGAGCGGGAAGGCGCTCTGGCTGTCGTCCACGAACTGGCACATCAGCAGGTTGTTGAACTCGTCGACGCTGTACTCCAGCCGAAGCTGCTCCAGGTCGAAGAGATCGCAGCCACCCCGGATCGCGTCTTCAACGGTGACGATCTGGCGCCACTGGCCATCCGGGCACAGCCGCCCACCCGCCAGGGTCGCGTGGGAGACATCGAATTCTTGGCGCTCCGCCTTGGGCCGGCGAGTGTTGAACAGCTCCCCGCTCCAGAACGGGTAGGCCTCATGGCCCAGGCTCGAAGGCGTCGAGAAGTAGGTCTGCCGCCACTTCTTGTGCATGGCCATGCCGCTGGTGACCTTGCGGAACTCCTGGAAGCGGTGGATCCAGAAGTACTCGTCCAGGTAGACGTCGCCGTGGTAGCCCTGGGCCGTCTTGCTGTTCGTGCCCAGGAAGTGCAGCTCGGCGCCGTTGTCGAGGATGATCGGGTCGCCCTTCAGCTCGATGTCACAGGTCTCTTTGACGAACTTGACGATGTAGCTGCGGAAGATGTGGGCCTGCGCCTTCGAGGCACTCAGGAAGATCTTGTTGCGGCCATGCTCGAAGGCATCGACGATCGCTTCGAGTGAAAAAAAGTCCGTGGCCCCGATCTGGCGACTCTTCAGCACGTTGCGAATGCGGTGCTTCTGCCCCGCTTCGTACCAATCCAGCTGGTACTGGAAGCACCTTTCGAGAAACGCTGCTTTCAGCAGCTCGACCTGTTCCTCATCGAGGTAGTTGCGGCGCTGCTTGCGGATGCGCGGCGCCTCGTTGCGCGCGTGGATGTTGGGGTTCAGGTCCGACTCGCGCCCGCTCTCGGTGTACTTGTGCACCCGGGCCAGGCGTTCGATCTGCCGGCCGAGCAGGTCGATCTCCTTGAAGTCCCGCCCCTCCTTCTCGGGCTTCACGATCAGCTGAACCAGCCGCGCCTCGAGCGCCCCCTCCACCCGCTGGATCGGTGTGGCGTCATCCCAGCCATCGCGCCGCTTCCAGCTGTGCAGCGTCGCCTCCTTCTCGTCCAGCAGCTCGGCAATGCGCACCACGCGCCACCCCTGCCAGTAGAGATGGCGGGCGATCAGGCGCGGAGAGTCCAGGGCATCGGGGGGCATCGTCGTCATGCGGCCAGCGTACCCGCGCGCCCGCGAGGCGAAGCGGTGCCGGCCATGTACCGCCAGGACCGTACACGCCAGCCGCATTGAGAAGGCCCGCGCAGGCACGGAACCTGACGGCAACGATCGCCGCCCGCCCCGCTTCAGCCGAGGACACCCCATGAAATGGTTCCGCGTCGCCACCCAAGGCGCCACCACCGACGGCCGCGAGATCTCACGCGAGTGGATCGAGCAGATGGCCAGCAACTACGACCCGAAGAAGTACGGCGCCCGCGTGTGGATGGAGCACATCCGCGGCATGGGCGCCGACAGCCACTTCGGCGCCCTGGGCGACGTCATCGCCGCCAAGGCCGAAACGGTCGAGGACGGCAAGCTCGCCCTCTTCGTCCAGATCGACCCCACCGAGCGGCTCAAGGAGATCAACGCCGACCGGCAGAAGGTATTCACCTCCATCGAGGTGAACCCCAAGTTCGCCGACACCGGCGAGGCCTACCTCGAGGGCCTGGCGGTCACTGACTCCCCCGCCAGCCTCGGCACCGAAATGCTCAAGTTCAGCCGCAGCGCCGGCGACGCCTCCCCCCTGGCCGCGCGCAAGCAGCACCCCGAGAACCTCTTCTCCGAAGGCATCGAGGTCGAGCTCGACTTCAGCGACGAACCGGAGCCCCCCACCGGCCCCACCCTCGCCGAGCGGGTCGCCGCCCTGTTCAAGCGCCAGGACGCCAAGACCGCCAAGGGCTTCGAGGCCTTCCGCGGCGAGCTCGAGCAGACCCTGGAGCTCTTCGTGCAGAAGCATGGGGAACTCGCCGGTGAACTTGCCAAGCGCCCCACCCAGGCACAGTTCGATGCCCTGCAGGCCGCCCACGACCGGCTCAAGGCGGACTTCACCGCCCTCTACGAGCAGCTCGACACCACCCCCGACACCCCGCCCCGCACGCCCGCCACCGGCGGCGGCGACGCCCAACTCACCGACTGCTGAGGAGCGCCCATGCGCAACCAGACCCGCATCGCCTACAACAAGCTGCTCGAGCGCGTGGCGCACCTCTCCGGCGTCCCCAACGCCAGCGAGAGCTTCGCCGTCGAGCCCAGCATCCAGCAGACCCTGGAATCCAAGATCCAGGAGAGCTCCGCCTTCCTCAGCCTGATCAACATGGTCGGCGTCGACGAGCTCAAGGGCGAGAAGCTCGGCCTCGGCATCTCCGGGCCGATCGCCGGCCGCACCGACGTCTCCACCAAGGACCGCCAGCCCCGCGACCTCACCGCCCTGGACCCCAACGGCTACGAGTGCGTCAGCACCGAGTTCGACACCTTCCTCCCCTGGAGCAAGCTGGACGCCTGGGCCAAGTTCCCCGACTTCCAGACCCGGGTGCGCAACGCCATCGTCCGCCAGCAGGCCCTCGACCGCATCATGATCGGCTTCAACGGCACCAGCGCCGCCAGCGAGACCGACCGCGTCGCCAACCCCCTGCTCGAAGACGTCAACAAGGGCTGGCTGCAGATGTACCGCGAGCGCGCTGCGCAGCGCGTGCTCACCGAAGGCGGCGAAGGCGTCGGCCAGGTGCGCATCGGCCCCGGCGGCCACTACGCCAACCTCGACGCCCTGGTCTACGACGTCGTCAACGAGATGATCGACCCCTGGCACCGCGAGTCCACCGACCTGCGCGTCATCTGCGGCCGCAAGATCCTCGCCGACAAGTACTTCCCGCTCATCCAGGAGCATGCCGGCACCCCCACCGAAAACCAGGCGCTCGACCTCATGGTCAGCCAGAAGCGCATGGGCGGGCAGCAGGCCGTGCGCGTGCCCTTCTTCCCGGACGGCAAGCTGTTCATCACCATGCCCGAGAACCTCTCGCTCTACTGGCAGCTCGGCAGCCGCCGCCGCTACATGAAGGACAAGCCCGAGCGGAAGCGCGTCGAGAACTACGAGTCCTCCAACGACGCCTACGTCATCGAAGACTTCGGCGCCGGCTGCCTGGTCGAGAACGTCGTCTTCGGCGACTGGACCAGCGAGTGAGGAGCGAACCACCCATGGTGAACCAGCACAGCAGCCCCGCCCGCCGCCACTACCAGCGCGCCACCGCCGCCCAGTCGGCGGCGGCGGCCACCCCCGCCCAGCAGCAGCAAGGCCACCAGTACGAGCTGATGGCCGCCGCCCTGTGGGAAGCCCGCCGCACCCTCAAGGCCATCAAGTCCGTGCAGGCCAAGATCGAGAAGAAGCGCGAGCTGCTGCCTGAGTTCGCCCCCTACGTCGAAGGCGTTCTGGCCGCCGGCCAGGGCGCACAGGACGACGTGCTGATGAGCGTCCTGGTGTGGCGCATCGACGTCGGTGACCTGCCCGGCGCCCTGGACATCGCCGAGTACGCCATGCGCCACCAGCTGCAGACGCCCGACCGCTACGAGCGCGACACCGCCAGCCTGATCGCCGAGGAACTCGCCGACCAGGCCCTGCGCATGCTGGTCGAGGACGCCCCCGACGGCCCGGCCATCGCCGAGATCCTGCAGCGCACCGAGGCCATCACCGCCGGCCACGACATGCACGACGAGATCCGCGCGAAGCTGCACAAGGCCCTCGGCTACGCCCACCGCACCGCCGGCAGTCCGGCCGAAGCGGTCGAGCACCTGCGCCGGGCCCTCGCGCTCAACGAGCGCGCCGGCGTGAAGAAGGACATCGAGAAGCTCGAGCGCGAGCTCAAGCAGCACGACACCGGCCAGCCCCCCGCCCAGCCAGGGGCCTGACCACCACCGAGTCGCACGCCGACGCCAAGGGGGCGCCGGGCCAGCCTGGAGCAACGCCCCGCGCTGATACCCCGGCCCACCCCCTTCCCCAGCGAGGCACACCATGTCACTGATCGCCGCCGGCACCGGCCCCCAGGAAGCGCCCCCGGAACCCCTGGCCAACAACGGCTTCTGGCCCGAGATCGTCCCGGGCGACTTCCGCGAGACCCAGCGGCTGGACGGCACCGTCACCCGGCCGCGCCTCGAGCACGCCCTGCGCGTCGCTATGGCCGACGTCAACCGCCAGCTCGCCGACTACCAGGCTCAGCAGCAGGCCGCCGGCATCGAAGGCGCCCAGGGCATCCCGCTCGAGCCCTGGCAGATGCAAGGCCACCACGCCCTGCTCTACCGGCGCGCTGTCTACGCCCAGGCCCATGCCGAACTGCTCGAGCGCTACCGCGATATCAGCGCCACCGGCCAGGGCGACGAACGCGGCGAGGCCAAGGACCTCGCCGCCGACGACTACCGCGGCGATGCCCGCTGGGCCATCGCCGAACTCACTGGCCGCACCCACAGCACCGTGGAGCTGATCTGATGCAGACCGAGCGCGCCCGCCAGGGCGAGACCCTCGACGCCCTCTGCCACCGCGTGCTGGGCGCCACGGCCGCGATCACCGAACAGGCGCTCGAGCTCAACCCCGGCCTCGCCGAGCTCGGCCCGTATCTCCCCGAGGGCACCGCCGTGCGCCTGCCCGACGCCGAGCCCGAACCCCGCCAGCAGCGCACCGTGCAGCTCTGGACCTAAGCCCCGGAACTGAGGAACTCATGGCCGAACCCAGCACCGCCGTCGCCGCCGGCACCATCAGCCTCACCGCTGCCCTCATCGCCCTGCTGCCCGGGGTCGACCCCGACGCCGCCATCGGCGCCTTCTGCGGCGCCCTGCTGTTCTTCATCAGCGGCAAGCAGGAGTTCCCGCTGTGGATGCGGATCGCCTACCTGCCGATCTCCTTCGTCATCGGCTACCTGGGCGGCCCCTCCCTGCTCGGCGACTACATCGAGGCCACCGCTGTCTCCGCCTTCATCGGCGCCTCCATCACCGTCACTGCCGGCATTCGAGTCATCGAGGGCGTCCGCACTCTCGACCTCAAGGCCTGGTTTGGCTCAGGGGGGAAGAAATGAGCGTGTTCACCGACATCGCGATCCTCGCTGCCGTCATCAGCGTCTTTCGCATCCTCACCTTCCAGCGCCGCGGCAGCCGCTACCGCCGGGGCATCGCGCTACTCGCGTGGTTGGTCTCCTGCGCCCACGTCACCGTCATCGTCAAGCTTCCAACGCTCGACCTCCCCGAACCCGCCGCCGCCGGCCTCGCCCTGGTGCTGGTCACCATCGCCGTCCTGCTGCTGCGCGCCGGCGGCAACCTCGCCCACCTGTTCCGCTGGAGACACTGATGCGCCAATACGCCGCCCTGCAGGAGAAGAGCCTGTACATCGCCGCCGGCCACAGCGACACCGACCCCGGCGCCGTAGGCCACGGCCATACCGAGGCCGATATCGTGCTGGAATTCCGCGACCTGCTCGCCGACTACCTGCGCCGCCGGGTCATCTTCGACAAGGACGGCGCCCCCGGGCAGAACCTGCCGCTGCGCGAGGCCATCGGCGCCGCCAAGGCCCACGACCTCGCCGTCGAGTTCCACTGCAACGCCTTCACCGACCCCGCCGCCACCGGCGTGGAAACCCTCAGCCACCGCCAGCACTACCCGCTCGGCAACGCCCTCTGCCAGGCCATCGCCGACACCCTCGGCATCGCCAACCGCGGCGCCAAGGGCGAAGCCAGCGGCCAACACAGCCGGCTCGCGTTCATCGCCCAGGGCGGCGGGCTGATCGTCGAGCTCTTCTTCATCACCAACAAGAGCGACCTGGCCAAGTACATCGCCAACCGCCGCCGCGTCGTGGCAGCCGTGGGCGACGTGCTCGTCGCCGCCGTCTGCCAAGGCGAAGCCCCCACGGCATACGCCGCATGAAACGCGCCCGCCTTGCCGGCCTCGCCCTGCTGCTGGTGGCCACCGCTACCGGCAGCTGGCAGGCCCGCGGCTGGTTGGAAGACAGCCACCGCCTCACTGCCGAGCGCGCCGCCCAGCGCACTATCGACGCCGCCCTGGCCCGCGAAAGTGAGATCGCGGCCAGCGTCGAAGCGCGCCTCGCCGAGCTCACCGCCAGCGAGCGAGTCATCGACCGAGGAATCATCCGTGAGATCGAGCGCCCGATTTATCGCCGCGTCTGCCTTGAGCCTGACACTATCCGCCTGCTCAACGACGCCGCCGCCGGCCGCACCCCCGATCCAGCAGAGCCTGCTGAGCCGCTGCCCCGCCGAGCTGCCCCCGCTGACTGACGGCACCGGCGGCGACGTCGCCCTCACCATGGCCAGTTGGGCCGGGCAGTACCACCGCTGCGCCACCCGCCATAACGGTCTGGTCGACGCCCTCGAAACCCGCCAGGAGCCCCGCCGATGATCAAACTTCAGGCCCTTCGCCAGCACCTGCTGAACGCCGTGCCGGATCTCAAGCGCGGCCCCGAGAAGCTGCTCACCTTCGTGCAGGATGGCGGCATCGCCTTCGCCCGCGGCCAGCACCTCAGCCACGAGTATCGCGTCGACGCCCAGATCATCGTCACCGACTACCGCTGCAGCCTGGACACCCTGATGATCCCGCTGCTGCAGTGGCTCAGCCGCTACCAGCCGGACCTCGACCCCGACGAAGCCGTGCGCCTCGAGGCCGAGATCCTCAGCAACAACGCTTGGGACCTCGCCCTCACCGTGCGCCTCACCGAACGGGTGATCGCCCTGGTGGACTGCGACGCCGGCACCATCAGCGCCGAGCACCGCATGCCCGCCTACCCCATCGAGGCCTGCCCGGCGCTCTCCTGGTCGCTCAACGTCAAGGGCCCCGGCGATGCCGACTATCAGCCGGCCAGCCAGTGGGAGAGCCCGAACGATGGATGACGGCGACCTCCAGGCCCTCGAGAGCTGGGTCGAGCCGCTGATCGCCAAGCTCGGCCCCGCCGAGCGGCGCCGCCTTGCCCGCCACGTCGCCCGCGAGCTGCGCATCAGCCAGCGCGAGCGCATCAAGGCCCAGCAGAACCCGGATGGCAGCGCCTACGCCCCCCGCGCCGCCCTGCGCGGCCAGGCCGGCGGCATCCGCCGGCGGGCCATGTTCACCCGGCTGCGCACCGCCCGCTTCCTCACCATGAAGGCCGGGCCCAACGCCGCCGCGGTCGCCTTCCTCGGCCGCGTGGCGCGCATCGCCAAGGTCCACCAGCAGGGCCTGCGCGACCGCGTCGAGCCCGGCGGCCCCATGCACCAGTACCCGCGCCGCGAGCTGCTCGGCTTCACCCGCGCCGACCGCGAGCGGATCCGCGACAGCCTGATCGACCACCTCACCTGAAGTCGTGCCTGCCCCCAATGAAAAACGCCCTGGCACGGGTGCCAGGGCGTTGCGTAGTCAGGGAGCGCCGCTCGCTTCGGGTCAGGAAGCCTCAGCGTGAAGCGTGAACCCGAGGGCCTTTATGACCTTCATGATCGTCGCAAAGCTGGGGTTGCCATCGGCAGAGAGCGCCTTGTAAAGCCCTTCACGGGTCAGCCCCGTGTCGCGGGCCAGCTGCGCCATGCCACGCGCCCGGGCAATGTCGCCCAGGGCAGCCGCCACCAGCGCAGGGTCGTTTTCCTCCAGGCATGCCTCCAGGTACAGGGCCATCTCCTCCTCGGAGCCCAGATGCTCGACCGCATCCCATTTCTGTAGTGTGCTCATGGAACCTCCTTCAACTCGCGCGCGAGCTGCTTCGCAACCTCGATGTCCTTGGCCTGGCTGCCCTTATCGCCGCCCGCCAGGAGAATCACCAGCTCGAAGCCTCGCTGCACGAAGTAGACCCGGTAGCCGGGGCCGTAATGAATGCGCAGCTCCGACACCCCCTCGCCCACCGGTTCGCAATCGCCGAAGTTGCCAAGCTCCACGCGGCGTATCCTGGCCAGGATCTTGGCCTTCGCCCTCTGGTCGCGCAGCTTGGCGAACCAGTCGGCATAGGTCTCGGTTTGGCTGATGCTCTTCATGACAGCAAGTGTGAACCACAGTTCACGTCTAGGCAATCTATTCCGCCAACGTGCGGCGCCAATATCGCCTGACCGCCCCCTCACCTGATCGAGCGTGTACCGCTCCGCCGGTACATGGCTCAGCGCTACCGCGCCCACGCCCGGGCGCGCAAGCATGGGCGGCATGAGCCCCTCTCACGCTACCCAAGGCGTCGCCGAGCTGCTGCGCCTGATCCACAACCTCATCCGCCTCGGCACCATCGCCGAGGTGAACCACGCCTCCGCGCGCTGCCGGGTGCAGATCGGCGAGCTCACCACCGCCCGCCTGCCCTGGCTCGAACTGCGCGCCGGGGAAACACGCACCTGGAACCCGCCCACCCTCGGCGAACAGGTCCTGGTGCTCTTCCCGGGCGGGGATCTCTCCGCCGGCGTCGTGCTCTCCGGGCTCTACCGCCAGGCGCACCCCGCGCCCAGCGGCGACGAGAACCTGATCGGCACCTGGTACCCGGACGGCACCCGGGTCGAGTACGACCACCAGGGCAACACCCTGACCATCGACTGCGTCGGCAACGTCATCATCAAGGCCGCCGGCGTGGTCACCGTCGACGCCGAAAGCATCCACCACAACGGCGGCAATCCGATCGTCACCACGGGGCACATCTGCCACTTCACCGGCAACCCCCACGGCGACGGCTCCAGCACGGTCACCGCGGGGAAATAGCGCATGGCACTCAGCAAGGGGCAGCTCAAGAACCGCATCGTCAGCGAGATGGCCGCCCAGGGCGCCACCGCAAGCGGCGAACACTCCTGGGTCAACCGCATGGCCGAGGCCATCGCCAACGCCGTGGTCGACGAGATCCAGAGCAACGCCGAGGTCCCCGTCACCGGCGGCAGCTCCGCCGGCACATACAAGGTGGAATGACATGGCAGGCATGAACGCCCACACCGGCCGCCGTCTCGAAGGCCTCGCGCACATCCAGCAGAGCGTGCGCGACATCCTCACCACGCCGATCGGCTCGCGCGTCATGCGCCGCGACTACGGCAGCCTGCTGCCCGAGCTGATCGACATGCCGCTCAACGACGCCACCCTGCTGCAGGCCTACTCGGCCAGCGTCATGGCGCTCATCCGCTGGGAGCCCCGCATCCGCGTCACCGCCATCCGCCGCGCCGTCAGCACCACCCACCCCGGCGCCGCCGTGCTCGAGATCGACGCCCAGACCCGTGAAGGCGACCCCCTGCAGCTCGAGGTGCCCATCGCATGAGCGGAACCATCGACCTCTCTCAGCTCCCCACGCCGCGCGTCGTCGAGCGCCTCGACTTCGAGGAGATCCTCGCCGACCGCCGCCAGGCGCTGCTCGACCTCGTCCCCGCCAGCCGCCGCGACGAGGTCGAGGCCACCCTCGCCCTGGAGAGCGAGCCGCTCACCCTGCTGCTGCAGGAGAACACCTACCGCGAGCTGGTCTGGCGGCAGCGCATCAACGAAGCCGCCCGCGCCGTCATGCTCGCCAACGCTCGGGAAGACGACCTCGAGCAGCTGGTCGCCAACTTCAACGTCCGGCGCCTGGTGATCGACGAAGGCGACCCCAACGCCACGCCGCCGGTACCGCCCACCCTGGAGAGCGACAACGACCTGCGCCTGCGCGCCCAGCAGGCCTGGGAAGGCCTCAGCGTCGCCGGCCCCCGCGGCGCCTACGTCTACCACGCCCTCTCGGCCGATGGCCGCATTTCCGATGCCACCGCCATCAGCCCGGCCCCGGCCGAAGCCCTGGTCACACTGCTCAGCACCGAAGGCGATGGCCACGCCAGCGAAGCGCTGGTCGAGATCGTCAAGAAGGCGCTCTCCGCCGAAGACATCCGCCCGGTCGGCGACCGCCTCACCGTGCAATCCGCCACCATCGTCGACTACGCCATCGAGGCCACGCTCTACATCTTCCCCGGCCCCGAACAGGAGCCGGTGCTGGCCGCCGCCGAGGAGTCCCTCGCTCGCTACATCAACGAGCAGCGCCGCCTCGGCCGCGACATCCGCATCTCGGCCATTCATGCCGCCCTGCACGTCGAAGGCGTACAGCGGGTCGAGCTCGCCCAGCCCGCCGCCGATGTGGTGCTCGATGACACCCAGGCCGCCCACTGCACCGGCGTAGAGATCGTGATCGGGGGCAGCGATGAGTGACCGTCGGCCCCTACTGCCGGGCAACGCCTCCCCCCTGGAGCGCGCCGCCGCCGAGGCCCTGGCCGAGATCCAGCGCGTACCGGTGCCGCTTCGCCAGCTGTGGAACCCCCACACCTGCCCCGCGCACCTGCTGCCCTACCTCGCCTGGGCCTTCAGCGTCGACCGCTGGGACCCGGCCTGGAGCAACGCCGCCAAACGCGAGGTCATTGCCACCAGCTTCTACGTCCACCGCAAGAAGGGCACCATCGCCGCCCTACGCCGCGTGGTCGAGCCGCTGGGCTACCTGCTCGAGGTCACCGAGTGGTGGCAGCTCGAACCCATGGGCGAGCCCGGCACCTTCGCCCTGCGCATCGGCGTGCTCGAGACCGGCATCACCGATGCCATGTACCTGGAGCTCACCCGCCTGGTGGATGACGCCAAGCCGCTCACCCGGCACGTCATCGGCATGGATCTGCTCGGCGAGAGCCGCGGCCGCTTCTACGTCGGCGCCGCCACCTACGACGGCGACGTCACCGCCATCTACCCCTACGAGGCCGGCGACACCGAGGTGGCCGGGCCCTTCTTCGTCGCCATCGGCCTCGACACCGTCGACAGCGCCACCGTCTACCCGCAGACATAAGGAGGCCCACCCATGGCCCAGTTCTATACGCTGCTCACCCAGGTCGGCCAGGCCAAGCTGGCCAACGCCGTCGCCCTGGGCAACACCATCGAGCTCACCCACCTGGCCGTGGGCGATGGCGGCGGCAGCGTCCCCACGCCGGACAGCGACCGCACCGCACTGATCAACGAGGTGCGCCGCGCGCCCATCAACCGCGTCGAGGTGGATGCCGACAACCCCAACTGGGTCGTCGTCGAGCAGGTCATGCCGCCGGACGTCGGCGGCTGGACCATCCGCGAGATCGGCGTCTTCGACTCCGCCGGCGACCTCATCGCCTACGGCAACTACCCCGAGACCTACAAGCCCACCCTGGACGAAGGCTCCGGCCGCACCCAGACCGTGCGCATGGTGCTCCAGGTCAGCGACACCGCCGCCGTCACCCTGAAGGTCGATCCCAGCGTGGTGCTCGCCACCCGCCAGTATGCCGACAGCGGTGACACAGCGACTGCCCAGGCCGCAGCGCAGGCGCTGCAGGAGCATGCTGAGTCAGTCGAGGCTCATGTCGCCGACCAGATCAAACTGAAAGAGGAGATCGCACAGGTACCGGTGGCCGAAACATTACAACAGGCGCTTTCGGCATTGGGAGACTTCGCGGCAGAGGGCTTCCAGAACATCGCTGTATTTGAAACTCCCGGCTCCAATGAATGGACAGTGCCTGATGTTCTTAAGCAGGGCCTTCGAAAGGCATATGTCACTGTTATCGGAGGCGGTGGCGGCGGCGGAAGCTCCTCAAGCTCTGTCGATTGCGGCGGTGGCGGCGGCGGCGGGATCGCTTACAAGATATTGGATTTGACGGGCCACAACAGCATTTTGGTCACTGTCGGCGCTGGGGGGAATTTAACCGCCGGAGGATCAAGCAGCTTCGGTTCTTATCTATCAGCCACCGGAGGTCGCCGTGGCTCTGATGGAGGTTACCGATCAGGAGCGCCAGGTGGTGTGGGCATCGGTGGGGATATAAACAGTAGCCTTGGGCCAGGCGGCGCTCCGATTTATGACCCAATAAGCGGTGGGATATATCGAGGGGGGCACGGAGGGGGACCCGGTGGTAGGGGCGCCGGATATCTAAGCACAAGTGTTTCATCCCCAGCCCTTGGGCCAGGTGGCGGCGGGGGAGGCGGCAACTCGATAAATGAAAATGGCCAAACGACTGGTGCTGATGGCATTGTCATTGTGAGGTGGTAACTATGTGGGCACGAATCAACAATGGCACCGTGGCCGAAATCACGGACATTGACCCGGTGGGTCGCTTTCACGCTTCAATTCAGTGGGTGGCCTGCTCAACCGATACCCGCCCCGGCTGGCACTACGACGGAGAGCAGTGCTTGCCGCCACCACCCGAGCCCCCGGAGGATCTCGCCGCCCGCAAGCGCGCCGAGATCGACCAGGCCCGCGATGCCGCCTTCGCCGCCGGCCTCCCCTACGAGATCGTCGGCGAACCCGATGTAGTGCAGACCCGCCCCCAGGACCAGATCAATCTGCTCGGGCTCTCCGCCAAGGCCCAGCGGCTCATCGTCGCCGGCGATAGTGAGGCCACACTCACCTTCCGCGGCCTCTCCAACGTCAACCGCGAACTCACCGCCGAGGAGATGGACACCCTCACCCTCGCAGCCCTGGCCCACATCGAGGGGATCTACCAGCGCAGCTGGGACCGCAAGGACGCAATCGACCGGGCCCTGGCCGAGGAGGACCGGAAGGGGATCGAAGCAGTGGTGTGGTAGATCATCAACACACCATGACTGAGTCGATATGATCTTTAAGGTCAACGTGCTGGCTAAGCCTCGCAACCCATTGTGAGGCTTAATTTTTTGGCCCAAAAAGGGCTGCACAGCTCACCGTTTACAACTTGCCCGGTGACTAGCCGGGATACACTGAGCGCTCAATGTCGTTGAGAGAGGCAGCGTTGATTCGATGTCCGCTAATGCATCGCATGGGGTAGCTACAGTGTCTTATTCACCGAGTGCTGCTTCGTGAATCACCAGACCAAGTCCAGACTACCTTCTGTAAACCCCATCATTACAGAGAAGTCTGCTAGTGCATGGCAATCACCTTGAGCAACATCACCATAGAAAAAATATCAGCATTTCCAGTACTCGTTGAGAACCTCCACCTGCACCAGCTAGACAAAGGATAGGGTGTCAAGTGAATGATTTTTATAGTCACCAAGGTTATCCACAACCCTGACCACTGCTTGCCCACAACACAACCCCGGCCCGAGTAGGATAGGATATCGAATAATGCGAATGCGGAGCGGTAATTGACCAGATCAGATAGAGAAGAGACCTAAATGAGGAAGCCCCGGTCGGGGGGACCGGGGCTTCGAATGCATCAGGCGTTGGCGCGCCTTCAACAAAGGGCTGTCTTGCATGCACCACGATAACCGAAATCGAACCACCGTCAAGTGGTGGAACTTCAGCATTACCCTACCTGGTACAACGTTTGTAAGTCGTTGCGTTGGGATCAGCATCTTGCTGGTGGCAATGGCGGTCGTGATATGGGCTACAGGCGTATACCTCTCACCTGTGCTGCTGGCCATCTTGGCATAACCGTGGGCCGGCAGCCCCACCCATGTACCACCCCCATCGTACACCCCTGCCCGGTGGCCCCTCGCGCGCCCGCGCGGCACGGTGACGGCATCACTCTGCCGCCACCCGCCACCGCGCAGGAGCCCCCATGCCCGATCAATACCACCACGGCGTCCGCGTCCACGAGATCAACGAGGGCACGCGCCCCATCCGCACCGTTGCCACCGCCGTCATCGGCCTGGTGGCCACCGGGCCGGAGGCCGACGCAGAGGCCTTCCCGCTGGATACCCCGGTGCTGGTCACCGATCTCTACGCCGCCATCGGCAAGGCCGGCAGCGGTGGCACCCTGGCGCGCTCGCTGAGGGCCATCGTCGCCGAGGCCCGCACCCTGGTGGTCGTGGTGCGCGTGGAGGAAGGCGAAGACGAAGCCGGCACCACCGCCAACCTGATCGGCGGCGTGGATAGCGAGACCGGCCAGAAAACCGGCATGCAGGCGCTGCTCGCCGCGGAGCAGCGCTTCGGCATCAAGCCGCGCATCCTCGGCGTGCCGGAGCTGGATGACGAGAGCGTGGCCGCCGAGCTGATCACCACCGCCAAGAAGCTGCGCGGATTCGCCTATATCTCCGCCCACGGCTGCGAGACGAAGGAAGAGGCCGCGATGTACCGCGAGGCCTTCGGCGCCCGCGAGGCCATGGTGATCTGGCCGAACTTCCAGGCCTTCGATGTGGATGCCGAAGAAACCCGCCCACTCTCTGCCGTAGCCAAGGCATTGGGCCACCGCGCCCGGCTGGATCAGCAGTTCGGCTGGCACAAGACGCTCTCCAACATCCCGGTGAACAGCGTCACCGGCATCTCCAAGGACGTCTTCTGGGACCTCCAGGACCCCAACACCGATGCCGGCTATCTCAACGCCGCCGAGGTGACCACGCTGATCAACAAGGGCGGCTTCCGGTTCTGGGGCTCGCGCACCACCAGCGACGACCCGCTGTTCGCCTTCGAGAACTACACCCGCAGCGCCCAGGTCATCGCCGACACCCTCGCCGAGGCCCACCTGTGGGCCGTGGACAAGCCCATGCACCCCTCACTCGTGCGCGACATCATCGAGGGCATCAACGCCAAGTTCCGCGAGTGGGTGCGCCTGGGCTACCTCATGGGCGGCGAGGCCTGGTTCGACGAGTCCGCCAACAGCCCCGAATCCCTCAAGGACGGCAAGTTGTTCATCGATTACGACTACACCCCGGTGCCCCCGCTGGAAAACCTCAACCTGATGCAGCGCATCACCGACCGCTACCTGGTCGATTTCGCCGACCGCGTCGCCGCTGCCTGAAGTTGAAATTGAAAGCCGCCGGTTCGGCATCGAGAACCAGAACTAGGAGCCCCTCGACATGGCACTTCCCAAGATCCTCAAGGACTTCAACCTGTTCGGGGACGGCAACAACTGGCAGGGCCAGATCCCCGAACTCACCCTGCCCGAACTGGCCCGCCGCATGGTCGAGTACGAAGGCGGCGGCATGGATGGCCCCATCGAAGTCGACCAGGGCGCCGAGCTGCAGGTCTTCGAGTGGACCGCCGGCGGCATGATCGTCGAGATCTTCGATACCTGGGGCTCGCCGATCCACGATGCCGCCCTGCTGCGCCTCACCGGCAGCTACGAGAGCGACGAGACCGGGGAGACCATCCCGGTGGAGATCGTCATGCGCGGCCGCCACAAGAGCATCGCCCTGGGCGACGCCAGCAAGGGCGACAACAACCAGATCAGCGTCACCACCACGCTCAGCTACTTCAAGCTGACCGTCGACGGCGAAGCCATCATCGAGCGCGACGTGCCCGGCATGGTGTTCCGCGTGCGCGGGGAAGACCGCTACGCCCAGCGTCGCCAGAACCTCGGCGTCTAACCCCGCCCCCATCCCCCGGCCGCCACCGGCGGCCCACCCCCCTCCAGGAGAGACCATGAGCGAGCAACCCAACGAGCAAGCCACCGCCCCGGCAGCCCTGCCCAGCGTGCCCACCGAAACCGTCACCCTCGACACCCCCCTGCAGCGCGGCAGCAAGGCCGTCACCGAGGTCAGCGTGCGCAAGCCGCTCTCCGGTGCCCTGCGCGGCGTCGCCCTGGTGGATCTGCTCAACATGGACACCCACAGCCTCACCCGCGTGCTGCCGCGCATCACCGAACCCGCCCTCACCGAGGCCGAGCTGCGCAAGATGGACCCGGCCGACCTGGTCCAGCTGGGCAGCAAGGTGAGCCGTTTTTTGCTGGGCAAGCGGGCCCAGGAGGACGAGACCGCGTAACCCTGCCCGCCTGCGTCGACGACGCCATGGCCGATATCGCCATGGTGTTCCACTGGGGGCCGGAATCCATGGCCCCCATGCCCCTCGAGGAACTGATGGCCTGGCGCGAGCGGGCCCGCCAACGCGTTGAAGCCGCCGGCCGCCGGCACCCATCGCACCGCTAAGGAGCCCGCATGGCCCGCGACCTGAACCTGAGCGTTACCCTCAGCGCGATCAACAAGGCCACCGGGCCACTACGGCAGATCATGCAGGGCAGCCAGGGCGCCGGCCGTGCCATCCGCGAGACCCGCGACCAGCTACGCAACCTGCAGGACCAGCAGAAGCAGCTCACCGCCTTCCGCGACATGAGCCGCCAGAGCCACGCCACCCGGCGGGCACTGATGGACAAGCGCGAAGAGCTGCGCCAGGTCAGCCAGCAGCTGCAGACCACCGAAGGCCCCACCCGCCGCCTCACCCAGCAGCAGGAACGCGCCCAGCGCGAAGTCGACAAGCTCACCCGCGAATACCGCGGCCAGCGCGACCAGGTGCGCGAACTCGCCCGCCAGCTGCCGCCGGGCATCGAGGGTACCCGCGGCCTCACGCAGCAGAACGACGCCCTCGCCCGCCAGATCGCCGAGACCACCCGCCGCCTCGAGGCACAGCGCAACGCCCTGCAGCGGCTCAGCGATGCCGATGTCAGCGGCCGCTTCCGCAACATGGGCACCGAGGCCCGGCGCTTCGCCCGCAACGTCACCCTGGCCACTACCCTGGCCGCCGGCTCCATCTTCGGCCTGGCCAACTCCACCGCCGGCCTGGGCGACGACGTCGCCAAGACCGCCGACATCATGGGCATCGGCACCTACGAGCTCCAGGAGCTGCGCTACGCCGCCGAGCGCGCCGGCGTGGGTACCGGCGCCCTGGATAGCAGCATGCAGCGCATGGTGCGCCGCATCGGCCGGGCCGCCCAGGGCGGCGGCGCCGCGGCCAAGGCCTACGAGGAGCTCGGGCTCAACGCCCAGGAGCTCGCCGCCATGCGCCCCGAGCAGGCCCTGGGCGCCATTGCCGATCGGCTCAATCAGGTCGAAGGGCAGACCAACAAGATCGCCTACGCCAGCGCCATCTTCGGCAACGCCGGCGAATCCATGATCAACATGATCAAGGGCGGCTCCGGCGAGCTCGAGGAGCTGCGCCGCCAGGCTCAGGACACCGGCTACGTGCTCAGTGAGGAAGCGACCCGCGGCTCGGAAGACTTCAAGGACGCCCTGCTCGACGCCCAGCTCAGCCTCAAGGGCATGAAGAACACCATCGGCGCCGAGCTGATGCCCGCCGTCACCGAGCTGATGGGTGAGTTCACCGGCTGGATGCGCAGCAACCGCCACGAGGTGCAGGCCTTCGCACGGGAGTTCGGCCACCGCCTCAAGGCAGCGGTGCCGGTCATCATCGAGCTCACCCAGGGCGCCGCCAACTTCGCCAGCGGCCTGGCCGAGCTCACCATGCGCGCCGCGGATCTAGTCGGCGGCTTCGACAACCTGGCGCTCATCCTCGGCGGCCTGTTCGCCGGCAAGCTGATCATGAGCGTGGTGATGTTCGGGATCAGCCTGGTCAAGGCCGGCGCCGCCCTGGGCAGCCTGGCCGCCACCCTCCCGGGGCTGATCGGCGGCATCAAGGCGCTGGGCCTCGCCTTCATGGCCACGCCGCTGGGCTGGGTGATCGGCGGCATCACCGCCATTGCCGCCGGCGCCCTCTACCTATGGCGCAACTGGGAAGCCGTCGGGCCGCGCTTCGCCGCCCTGTGGGAGGGCCTCAAGGCGCTGCCCGGCCAGGCCTGGGCAGGCATCAAGGCCGCTTTCGAGGAGGGCATCGGCGGCGTCACCCGCCTGCTGGTGGATTGGTCGCCCCTCGGCCTGCTGTGGCGCGCCATCAGTAGCGGGCTGGCCGCCCTGGGCATCGAACTACCAGCCAGCCTGAGCGAACTGGGCGGCATGATCATCGACGGCCTGCTGGGCGGCCTGCGCGCCAAGGCCGGCGAGCTGCGCGACGCCATCACCGGCATCGGCGGCAACATCGTCGGCTGGTTCAAGGCGCGGCTCGGCATCAACTCTCCCTCACGGGTGTTCGCCGGCTTCGGCGGCAACCTGCTCGAGGGGCTGATGGATGGCATCGACGCGAAGTGGGGCGTGCTGCGCGACAAGATCGGCAGCGTGGCCGGCGGCGTGGTCGGCTGGTTCAAGGATCGCCTGGGCATCCGCTCGCCCTCTCGCGTGTTCGCTGAGCTGGGCGACGACACTCTGGCCGGCTACCGCGAAGGGCTGGAGCGCTCCGAAGGCGGCGCCCTGCGCGAGATCCGCCGCTTCGGCGAGCGGGTGCGCCGGGCCGGTACCGGCATCGCCCTGGGCAGCGTGGCCACCGCCGCCGTAGCCGCCGGCGGTGAAGGCCCGGCCGCAGCCCCCGGCGCCCTGCGCTTCGATACTCGCCCACCGCTCTCAGCCCCAGGCGGCGAAGGCCTGGTGATCCACGGCGGCATCAACATCGAGATCCACGCTGCCCCGGGCATGGATGAGCAGGCGCTGGCCCGCCTGGTGGATGCCCGCGTACAGCACGCCCTGCGCCAGGCCGCCCGAGAGCAAGCAGCCCGTAGCAGGAGCTCGCTTTATGACGTGGATTGATCAGCGCCGATGGCGAGGCGGTGGAGTACGAACAAACTTTGGGCGATCCATTTGCACTGGCCGTGAAACCTTCCGGCCATAGCCTTTCAAGGCTCGGAAAAGCTGAAAAATGCTGTAAAGCAACCCGGACACGAAGATGGAAACAAGAAAGCTTCCCGCCATCCAGGCAAGGTCATGCTCAAGGCTGGTGAAAGCTCCTAGAAGCATCGAAGCGATAACAGCAGTTACCGCTGCGGCCAAAGCGATGAGGCCATGCTCTTCTGACGAGTCTTTCAAGACGAAGCCCAAGGCAGCACCAACAAGGAGATAGATCGACTCATGGCCACCACTCTGTACCAGCCGAAGGATATATCCACGATCTCCAGCTAAATCTGAACCGAATACGATAACCATGACGACAACGAACACAAACACGACTTCCTTCAGCCCCTTCACGATGAGTATCTCCCTATGATGATGGTTTACGGCCTGTTCGTATTCAGCCTCTCCACCGCAGCCTATCAGGAGTTCCAGCGGCAGACCTCCTGGCGCCACCAGAGCCAGAGCCGCGTGGGTGCCCGGCCGGCGCGGCAGTTCCTCGGCGCCGGTGACGACACCATCACCCTCACCGGTACCCTGCTACCCGAGTTCACCGGTGGCCAGGCCAGCTTGGATGCCCTGCGAGAGATGGCCGACCAGGGCCGCGCCTGGCCGCTGATCGAGGGCACCGGGGTCAACTACGGGCTCTACGTCATCGAAAGCCTGAACGAGCGCAAGAGCCGTTTCTTCCGCGACGGCGCCGCCGCCCAGATCGAGTTCGATCTCACCCTGCAGCGCATCGACGACGAGCGCCGCGAGCTGCTCGGCGTCATCAACAACACCATGCTGCGCGGCCTCTCCGGCCGGCTGGCCGGGGCCTTCGCATGAGCCGGCGCCCCACTTACCGCATCACCCTACAGGGCCAGACCATCAGCCCCGAGTTCCGCGCCCGGCTCTCCCGCCTGCGGCTGACCGATCGCCGCGGCCTCGAGGCCGACCAGCTGGATCTCACCCTCACCGATGACGACGGCCGCCTTGCCCTGCCGCCCCGCGGCGCCGAGCTCACCCTTGCCCTCGGGTGGGCCGGCGAGGCCCTGGTGGAGCGTGGTACCTACATCGTCGACGAGGTGGAGCACAGCGGCAGCCCAGACGTGCTGATCATCCGCGCCCGCAGCGCCGATATGCGCGGCGGCCTGCCCGGCAAGCGCACCCAGAGCTGGGAAGGCCTCACCCTGGGCGAGCTGGTCACCACCATCGCCGCCCGCCACGGCCTGGCACCGGTGGTCGGCACCACCCTGCAGGGCGTGCCCATTGATCACATCGACCAGACCGAGGAGAGCGACCCGCACTTCCTCACCCGCCTGGCCGAACGTTTCGACGCCGTGGCTACCATGAAGGCCGGCCGCCTGCTATTCATGGCCGCTGGCACCGCCACCACCGCCAGCGGCCTGCCCATCCCCCCGGTGCAGATCCGCCGCCGCGACGGCGACGGCCACCGCTACATCACCAGCGACCGCGATGCCTTCACCGGCGTGGTCGCCGCCTGGCACGACCCCAACAGCGCCGAGCGCCAGGAAGTGGTCGCCGGCAGCGAGGCAAACGCCAAGCGCCTGCGCCCCACCTACGCCAGCGAGCAGGACGCCCTGGACGCCGCCCGCGCCGAATGGCAGCGCCTACAGCGCGGCCACGCCGAGTTCAGCCTCGAGCTCGCCGAAGGAGACCCCCGCCTGATGCCGGAAACCCCCGCCGCCCTCACCGGCTGGAAGCCCGAGATCGACGCCACGCCCTGGCTGATCACCGAGGTCACCCACGAGCTGACCGATACCGCCTACACCAGCTCACTTCGGCTCGAGGTGATGGGTGAGTAGCCAAACGGAAGAGCCCCGGCCATCATAGCCGGGGCTCTCGAACGCAACGCATCATGGGGTTCCTGGCGGCCAAGGCCGCAATCGTCAGGCGTTACGCCTTCAGCATGGCAAATTGCCTTGGGCCTTCTGAGCGTTGTTCACTCAGCTGCGTGTAAGAGATCACCGACACAGCAGGGCAGCCCCTCACCACGCGTACCGCCGCGCCTGGCTGACCACTACCCCGCGCATGTCCGCCTGCCGGGCCACGAGTGAACGCCCCTGGTGCACCACCGGCAGCAGCCTGAACTGCCCGCCAATCCGGTGCGTGGTGAACAACCGCTGCTCCCCGGCCTGCTCCACCACTACCAGGTCGGCATGGCCCGGCGTCCTGGCCTCGTCCACCACCAGCAAGTCGCCCTCGATCACCGGGCCGCTCACCCCCGCCTCGTCACCCACCTCCACCAGGAAGCAGCTTGGCGAGAACTGGCTCAGGTCGTAGCCAGCCAGCGCCGGGTGAGCCATGCCTGCCATGAGTGGGCCCAGGTAGGTCACGCGCATCCATCGTCTCCTCGTCCAGCTTGAGCTCCATGGCCAGGCATCGTTCTATGGTTGCCAGAAGCCTTTGCGCCACCAATACTGTGCGCATAAACAGCATACAGCAATAGCAACACCGCCATGACCCAGCCCAACCCCGCCCTCCCTGCAAGCTCCATAGCCGAATGTTGGCGGATGTTCTTCCACTGGACGCAGCGCCGACCCATCCCACGATGGGGATGCCTCATGCATCGCAAGGCGGTACCCCATGGCGCCGGATCCGCGCTCCACGTATCATAGTGGCCAGAATTCGTATCAGGATGATGAAATGTCAGAGGAAATTGTGCTGCCCTTTCTGAAGTGGGCTGGTGGGAAAAGGTGGCTGGTGCGAGACCACCCTGACATTTTCCCAAAAGAATTTAACACCTACATCGAGCCTTTCCTGGGAAGTGGCTCGGTGTTTTTTCATCTGAAGCCTGAAAATGCTCTTCTCGCTGATGTGAATAAGGAGCTCATTACAACGTACAAAGCGCTTCGCAATCGAAACCGAAAGGTAGAGGCGCTGCTCAGAACGTACCATGAGAGCCACTCTGAAGAGTTCTATTACCATATGCGAGAGCAATCTCCTGAAAAGCAGGAAGAAATTGCCGCACGTTTTATCTATCTAAATAGGACCTGCTGGAACGGTCTATACAGAGTAAATCTTACTGGGAAATTCAATGTACCCAAGGGCACAAAAAACAAAGTAATCCTTGATACGGACAACTTCAAAAAAACTGCCATGTTACTTAGGCAATCTGTGATTGCCCACTCTGACTTTGAAACCATTGTGGACGCTGCACAAGAGGATGACTTTGTTTTTATCGACCCTCCTTATACAGTCAAGCACAACTTAAATGGTTTCGTAAAGTACAACGAAAAGCTCTTCTCATGGGACGACCAAATAAGGCTGAAATTAGCTGTAGATCGCGCAGTTAACAGAGGCGCCAAGGTGCTTATAACAAACGCGCACCACGAATCGATAGCCGAGCTTTACAGTAACTATGTGGATTATAGTACGCTGTCTAGAAACAGCGTACTTTCTGGAAAAAAAGAGTTTCGAGGAAAGTACGAAGAACTGGTCATCAAATGCTGGAAAGAAGACTAGGCACCGGACATTCCAAAAAATGCTATTTTCTCCAATCGAGACAGCGGCTCAACAAATAGATGCCCATCCCTCATAAATTTTTTCCAACAAGTTACTTCTTCTTCCAGATGCTCCCCAAGACCTGTGATGGCATCTTCAATTTCTATCCACAGGCTTTCAATATCAGCTTCGCAATCACCAACAAGCATTCCTTCTTCCACTAGGCCAGAGGAGTACGCCACTTCACCCCACCAGAAATCGAAATCGTCCATAGACATCCCTGACTCTTTTAACATTTTTGAAATACATGCTGATGAAATTCTAAGCAGAAGAAAGGCCCTAGAGAACATATCTAAAAATTGGTAATCATCGAAAGTTGACCTATCATTTCTAGCATGGCCTAAGATGGAAAGATCAGGGTCGCCATCCCGTTGCTTAAGGAAGTTTTTCGCATACTCACCCACCCCAAGATCATCACAAACTTGACTTACCACGTCATTGTATGACTTACCGCCAAAAATCACCCCTTTGTCATTATAAATCCTTAACAAAACACTTTTCAGCAAGTGCATATCAAGTGATGAAAAAGCAAGCATGGAAGGATCTGATGCCTCCCAAATCTCCTTTATGAAATCATAAAAATTTTTTGGAGATATCCCTGACTCTGGATTTTTAATATTCACCTGATATGAAACCTCGTTACGAGATCCTCTATCACCAGAATATTTTTCCAAGTCGCATCCCCATGCATTTATCAAGCTAGCCCCGGTATAATTAAGAAGCGGCGTTTTCTCAAATCCATGAAGCCATTCATGAAGTGGGCGTGAGAATGCCGCTATTTCTTCTCCAAAAAGCTCTCCTGAAGAAGATGACTTACTCCACTCTTCAAGGGAGAGCCAGGCTATAGTATGCGTTGACTTTTTTGAGAATTTATAAACACACCCAGCCGAATCAACAACTACATTGTTGCAACCATATATGCCGACTCCTTGACTTGCCAAAATACTTATAGATGCTCGAAGCTCAGCGTAATATGCCAGATGTCTTACTGCACCCAGATCTCCTCTAATCATTGACTGCATAGATTGCGCCAGATATGACCAACCATCATAAGCATGCAAAAGAACAGACGCAGAGAGATATTCAAGCAACGAATCGTCTCTAAACTGATCTTCCAAGTCCTTCCAATCAGTTTTGAGCTTATCACTAGCCGAACAAGAGTAAGGGTTTTCATCTGACAACAACACCCCTCTCTGAAAGCACCCTTTTAGCGAGCTAAAAGCGTTGGTAACAGCTTGCGAAGATGCAAGAGACAGGATATCCAGCTCAGATTGCGTAAGTGTAGGCTTGTTACTCATAAAGGCCTGTCATCCTTGCAACGTTCTCAAGAGCCTCAGATAAATCATCACTTTCTGAGTGGTCAAGGCAAAACTTAAGAATATCCTTTCTCAACTCAACATAGCCACCGCTTCCACGGAATATCTTTTTATCATGAACTTCTTTCTCCGACAGCCCGGGCCCAGCGGACGTCCTCCAGTCATATTTTGAGAGGGTTTTTGAAAACTGTTCAAGAAGGGATGAAAACTTGAAATCAGGTATCCTCTCCAACTCATCATCGATACTATCTTCTGAAAAAGCCCCTGCCCCCTGCACGGGCTCCCACTCATAAAAATCATATCTATCAACATTAATCACACACAGCTCGTTCAAAAGAAGAAGTAGGCTTCTAACCCCCTGATCTGAGTTCAAAAGAGATTTTTTGTCAAACATGCCTGGCTCATAGGCGTCATCATCAATTTCTTTCGTTTTGTTTTTTCTAAGCTCCTCTACCCACACATCAGTTGATTCTTTTATTTTCTCTAGAAGAAGATTACCAAAGAAAATTATGAATGCTGCTTGCTGAGACCTGGCCCAAGGAATAATAGACTCCCCATCCCGGGATGAGGCTCCAAAAAGCCCACCAATTCTATTTCCCCCGGCAGCATTTTTCACAAAAGAGTTAAGGAATGCCCGAATCCAAGTGGCCTGCCTAATGTAGGGGTTTCCGGACTCAGCAAGCATATTCACCTTGTTTCTCCAAGGGCTTTTCGAGTGCGACCAAAGAGTCTCGACTATTTCTTGGGCTCTTGCCTCTTGATATACTTTGTGGCCAGCCTTATCCACCCAATCCTCTGCTCGCAAAAGAGGGTACATATCAAAGGCTAAACTTCTATTTATTCTAACGGGGGTAATATTAATTGACCAAAACAGATACGCCTGCCAACTTATATCTAGACCATGAAACGCTATTACCGGCATCTCATAATCAGGTGCAAAGTCTTCATCAAAAGCCCAAAGACGATGCTGTCCATCAATAACCTCAACAGGGGGGAGAGTTGTCGGGCGCCATGCTTCTTCTTCAAACCCTTCCGGGAGCCGCAAACCAACCACTTTAGACTCCCCACTCACATCAATCTCAAGCATATCCTTCTTATCAACCACTTTGCCCTTTCTAGGATCGGCTTCGGTCAATATATTTATAACAATCCCAGTAGGTAGCCACCCGGGCTTACGTAGCGATGAGTGCTGCTCATTATCTTTCTGATATTCGGTCAGCTCGCAGTAAGGGTAGCCATACCTAACAAACTCTTTTATCTTTCTTGACCTCTTGGCATCATGACTGCGTTGGATGCCTGTATCATAGGTCCGCTTCTCGCCATCTTTAGCGTGTCGACGATAAATCCCTGAAAGCCTTTTTAAATCAGATGCCTTAATTGAAAAAATAAAGAACTCATGCTGAGGTTCTCTGCGATAATTTTTTTCATCCCACTCAACTTCATTCCAGCTTTCTAACCACTGGGAGACTCGAATCCCTTCAATTTTATTGCTCATATATCACCCTTACTAAATAATCTTCCCAATCCGAATCTCACACCGCCCCAGGATCTCCACCTCTCCCATCTGCTCGGGCGTGATCATCTCGGGCTTGTAGTGCTCGTTATCGCTGATCAGGTACAGCGCGCCGCCAGCCAGGCGCTGCACGCGCTTGATGCGCCGCTCGCCGCTCACCCACAGCAGGAACACCCCCTCCCGCCGCGGGTCGCGGTTGGCCAGGTCCACCAGCACCCAGTCGCCATCGGCGAGGGTGCCCTCCATGGAATCCCCGCGCACCTTCACGCCGGCCACCTGCCCAGGTGAGATCCCCAAGGCCGCCAGCTGCGCCTCGGGGAAGTAGAGCTGCCCTTCTACCTGCTCGCCCTCGAGCGAACGGCCAGCGCCGGCCGCACCCTCCACGTCGTAGAGCTTCACCTCGGCCAGGCCGGGCCCTGGGCCATTGGCCGCGGTAACCGGGGCGCCATCGGCCACCCGCTGGGCGGTCACGCCGGCCTCTGCGCCGCGTCGGCCTGTCATGACGTATGTAACGTCTACACCAATCGCGCCGAGACGCATGAGATATTCCACAGAGCAGCGTTTACGGCCACTCACAACATCCCTGAGGCCCTGTGGAGATTCATCTCCCGCAGCTCTTGATGCCTCAGCAAGTGATTGATATCCCACGCGCTCTATCTCATCGCGCAGGCGAGCAAGCATATGTTCCACGTCCGTGCTTGACATGATGTATTATTTCCACAAGACTGCATGTGACATTTACACAGCTCTGGGAGCCGCCCATGACTCACCCCAACCACTTAACCCCGAGCCTGCAGGAGTTCCGCGGCTTGACCGTGGACCTCGAGCGCTGCACCCCAGGAGCACGCCGCCAGCTGCAGAACTTCCTGTCTCACACCGTCGCCGGCGCCAAAAACCCGCTGGCTGAGATCGAGGCCCTGGAGGAGCAAACGCTGGCCGCAGCCGCGTCTCGGCTCAGCACAGAGATGATCGCCGCTGGCCACGACGACGACGCCATCGAGAACGCCCTTGTCAGCCTGCGCGGCCACCTCGAGGCCCATTTCATCCAGCGCAAGCTCAGCGCGCTCTACGAGCGCTGAGGGGGTCAGTCGTGTTCGCCGTGCCACACCTTTTCCGCCGGGTAGCTGATCGCCAGCCCCTTCTCCGATTGCCTGTGCAGTTCCACCACGTAGGGCTCTGCCAGGCGCAGCAGGTCCAGGCGCGTGTAGTCCTCGCCTGGCGTCGCGCCGGCCATCTGCAGCGTCTCTTCGATGCTGGCGGCAGTGGCGTAGAGCGTGTCGGCAAAGCCCTCGGCATCCATTTCTCCCAACCGCGGGAAAAGCCGCGCGGGTTCTCGCGTCGTCATGCTCTCGCCTCTTGTCATTAATTCCACAAAGGAAGCCTAACCCATGAATACCGCTGAAACCATTCGTAACACTGCCACCGCCTACTCGCGCAGCCCCAACGGCTGCAGCAAACAGGTGATGACCCAGATCACCCCGGATGAGCGCGAAAAGCTCAAGGAGATCGCCGAGCTCGAGATGCGCAGCGTCTCCAGCACGCTGCGCATGCTGATGCTGCGCGGCATGCAGGGCTACGAAGACGACACCCTCGCCGCCAGTTGAGCCGCTGCCCGATGAATCCGTCGCCTGCTGCATAAGGAAATTCGCCATGTACCAGGACCCCAAGCGCGTGCGCACCAAGACCACCGTCTACCTCGATCAGTACGAAGCGGATGTGATCACCGCCCTGGCCAACTACCTGGGCCTGCCCAAGGGCGAGGTGATGCGCCAAATGCTGATGAAAGAGGCGCGGGACGTGTTGGGCGTCGACCCCGCAGGCCTCGAACCCACTATCGCCGAACAGGCCGGGTAAATCGCACCCCCACATCCACCGTGCATTTTGAGGTCCGCATGCCTGATCAACCCATGGAGCTCGACCAGCAGGCCAAGGCATTGCTCGACGCCGTGTGTGAGCAGCAGGGCCTGGAGAACCGCGAACAGGCCGCCGAGTGGCTGCTGCGCCGGCGCATTCGCCGCGGCGCCCAGGGCCTCACCGGCCGCGGTCGGGCGCTCTACGAAGTGAAGCGAGGAGAACCGTGAGCCATTCGCGTCGCCACCCCTGCCCGCACTGCGGTAGCCCCATGCGCATCCGCAACTCGGTGGGCGTGACCCCGCTGTACCGCGAAGCCTGGATCCACTGCACCAACGAAGTGGAGTGCGGCTTCCGCGCCAAGATGGGCCTGGAGCTGATCCATACCACCTGCCCCAGCGCCAAGCCCAACCCCGAGGTAGAGCTGCCGGCCGCCCCCTCCCTGCTGGCCAAGCTGCTCAACGAAGCGAACTGAAGGAGCACCGCCATGAACACCGCCCCGAACGCCCCCCTGCGCCAGGTCACCGTCATCCGCCCTGCCACGCCGCGGCTGGATACCGCAAACCTCGCCACCGGCTACCTCTTCCAAGTGCGCTGGGAAAACCGAGTCAACGCCCTGCGCCACTGCATCGATCAGCTGGTCACCCACCACGACATGCCCGAAGCCACCGCCGAGCTGGCCGCCCTGCAGGCCTATGCCGCCATCGAAGGCACCAACCACACCGCCCGCATCGATGTGGATGCCACCACCTCCGATCTGGTGGTGCTGCGCACCGAAGGCGGCCGCCCGGTGGCCTTCACCACTGCCGACCTGCTGCGCCTGCTGCAGCGCGCCCGCGATGAAGGCGCGGCCATCGTCATCGCTCAGGACCGCCGCCGCCCGGTCGTCCTCGAGCACTAACCCCGCCCTCTCACTCCACGGATAAAGGAGGCACAGCGTGAATCCATCGCTGCGCCAGGACATCCTCGCGCGCTTGATGCGCGATTACGACGCCCAGGAGCGGGGCGCGTACCTGCAGAAGGTGCGCTGCCCCGACTGCGGCAAGCGCGAGGCCTACATCGCTGCAGAAGCGCCGTGGATGCTGAAGTGCGGGCGCGAGAACAACTGCGGCGCCCAGGTGCACGTGAAGAGCCTGTTCCCGGAGCTGTTCGAATCCTGGAGCGAGCGCTACGCCCCCCGGCCTGATCAGCCCGCTCACGCCCAGCCGGCCAGCACCACGCCGGTGGCCGATGGCTACCTGCAAGACGGCCGCGGCTTCGATCTGCAGCGCATTCAGGGCTGGTACACCCAGGAGAGCTACTGGAAGCCCGAGGTCGGCGGCACCGCCACCGTGCGCTTCCCGCTGCCCGGCGGCGCCTACTGGGAGCGCCTGCTCGACAAGCCGGAGCGCTTCGGCAAGCAGAAAGCCAACTTCGTGGGCCGCTACAAGGGCCAGTGGTGGTGTCCGCCGGCGCTCACCCTGGCGGATCTCGTCGAAGCCGGCGAGGTGTGGGTCGTGGAGGGCATCTTCGATGCCATCGCCCTCTACCACCACGGCATCGCCGCCGTCTCGGCCATGAGCTGCACCAACTACCCCAGCGCCGCCCTCGAGCAGCTAGCCGATGCCGCCCACCAGGCCGGCACCGCTCGCCCCGCCCTGGTGTGGGCCCTGGATGGCAACCGTGCCGGCCAGAACGCCACCCTCAAGCACGTGAAGCACGCCCGGGAAACGGGCTGGGACTGCCACGCCGCTCAGATCCCCGGCGGCGGCCGGCACGACTGGAACGACTGCCACCAGCGCGGCGAGCTCACCGAGAAGCACCTCGAGACCTACCGCTACCACGGCGACCTGCTGCTGGCCCCCACGGCCATGGCCAAGGCGCTGATCATCTACCGCCGCACCGAGCGCCGCGAGTGCTGGTTCGAGTACCGCCGCCAGCTGTGGTGGTGGAAGCTCGATGTGGACGCCTTCGATCGCGCCGTGCGGGCCGAGGGCGCCGATGGCCTCGACCAGCAGCAGCTCGACCCCACCCTGCGCGATGCCGCCCTGGAGCAGGCCGGTAGCGTCAAGCGCATCTGCACCTGCTACCCCACGGCGCTCTACTTCCAGGCCAACGCCGTCACCGACGAGAGCTGGTACTACTACCGCGTCGAGTTTCCGGATGGCCGCGCCCCGGTGAAGAACACCTTCAGCGGCGGCCAGCTTGCCAGTGCCAGCGAGTTCAAGAAGCGCCTGCTGGGCGTGGCCCCGGGCGCGGTGTGGACGGGTACCAGCCAGCACCTGGATACCCTGCTGCAAGACCAGATCGGCAGCATCAAGACCGTCGAGACCATCGATTTCATCGGCTACAGCAAGGAGCACGGCGCCTATGTGTTCGGCGACCTGGCCGTGGCCAGCGGCAAGCTGCACAAGATCAACAGCGAGGACTACTTCGAGCTCGGCCACCGCCTGCAGCTGAAAACGCTGAGCCAGTCCGTCGCCCTGCACCTCAACCCCAACCGCAAGGACTACCACACCGAGTGGACCCGCCAGCTGCTCGGCGCCTTCGGGGTCAAGGGCGTGGTCGCGCTGGCCTTCTGGCTGGGCAGCCTGCTGGCCGAGCAGATCCGCGCCGAGATGGGCAGCTTCCCCTTCCTGGAGATCGTCGGCGAGGCCGGGGCGGGCAAGTCCACCCTGATCGAGTTCCTCTGGAAGCTGGTGGGCCGCCGCGACTACGAGGGCTTCGACCCCTCCAAGGCCACCATGCCGGCCCGGGCCCGCAACTTCGCCCAGGTCTCCAACCTGCCGGTGGTGCTGATCGAGTCCGACCGCGAGCAGGAAGGCGGCGCCAAGCAGAAGCAGTTCGACTGGGACGAGCTCAAGACCGCCTTCAACGGCCGCAGCATCCGCGCCCGGGGCGTGAAGAACAACGGCAACGACACCTACGAGCCGCCCTTCCGGGGCACCATCGTCATCAGCCAGAACGCCACCGTGCAGGCCGGCGAAGCCATCCAGACCCGCATCTGCCACCTGCACTTCACTCGCGAGGGGCAGAACGCCCACACCAAGGAGCTGGCCGAGGCCCTGGAGAAGGCCGAGATCGAACAGGTCAGCCAGTTCGCCCTTGAAGTGGCCACCCGCGAGGCCGCCCTGCTCGATCTGATCACCGGCAAGCCGGGCAGCAATGGCCGCCGCGAGCCCGGCCTCGCCAAGCAGTACGCCAACCGCCTGGCCGAAGACCCCGATATCAAGGTGCTGCGCATCGCCAAGTGCCACGGCCAGCTGATGGCCCTGGTGGACTGCCTGGGGCCCGAGGGACTGGGCCTGTTCAACGCCCAGGTGATCGACCAGGCCGCCGGGCTGATCTGGCAGATGGCTCGGGATCGCCAGCAGGCCATCAACGCCGACCACCCGCTCGTCGCCGATTTCTGGGAGGCCTACGACTACCTCGAGGGCCTCACCGAAGAGCCGCTGCTCAACCACTACGGCAAGCACGCCCCGAACATCGCCATCAATCTCAAGGACTTCGAACGCAAGTGCGCCGACTACAAGCTGCGCGTGCCCGAAATGCGCGAGCTCAAGCGCTACCTGCGCGGCAGCAAGACCCGCAAGTTCCTCGACGCCAACCGCACCGTCCGCTCCCAGATCCGCATGGGCGGGGCCAGCGTGAAGTGCTGGATTTTCCAGGGCTGAGCCCGACCACCACAGGAGCGCGCCATGCACCCCCGCACCCACCCCCTCGAACAGGCAGCACCGCTGCTGAACATGGGCCGCCACACCCCGGCAGCCCGCCAGATGCCTCACCCCCGCAACCCGTAGGAGTCACCCATGAGCCTTCGTAACGAAACCCTGTACGACGCACTGCAAACGATCGCCAGCAAGGTCAGCAGCGTGGAGATCGACCGCCAATCCCTCGAGCGTTCACTGGAGCAGCTCGAGCAGGCCAAGCAGGCCGCCCAGGAGGTCATCAAGCAGCTCTCCACCGAGGAGATCCGCGAGCTGGCCGCCATGCCGATCAAGGCCGGGGATGTCTGGCTGCACCTGCAGTTCGACGAGGCCGCCGGCGAGATCCTGATCACCGAGCAGGCCGAGCCCCGCCACCGCGCCCTCTACGAGCTGCTGCCCGAGGAAACGCCCGCGGAGAAGAGCGCGCGGCTCCAGCGGATCCGCCAAGCCGCCGAAAGCCGCGAGGCAGCCAACCAGGAGGGCGCCACCCATGGCTGACAACGCCGACCTCGCCAACGAGCTGATGGAGATGCGCCTGGAGGGCGCACTCTCCACCCGCCTGACGCCCCAGGTGCCGGCCAACGCCCCCTGGTGCGAAGACTGCGGCGCCGAGATCCCCACCGCCCGCCGCCACGCCGCGCCCTGGGCTACCACCTGCATCGAGTGCCAGGGCATCCGCGAACAGCGCGCCCGGCACCGCCGCTAAGCCACCACGAGGACGAGACCATGCACCCCGTGACCCGCGATCGCATCACCCAGCTGATCCACACCAGCGCCGACGACGCCCGCTCTAGCCTGGAGCTGATGCACACCCAGCACGGTGCCGACTACACCCTGGAGGTAGCCAGCGGCGCCATCCTGCGCCTCGAGGTGCTGCAGGCCGCAAAGCTCAGCCACCGCAAGGTGTTCGCCACCGCCGCCCGGCGGGCGCTCAAGCAACTGGAGAAGGGGCCGCTGTCATGACCGCTGCCACCGCCATCGACCCGCGCGACTACGCCATCATCAGGGCCCTGGGGGCCCTGAGCCTGGCCACGCCCAACCTGGAGCTGGCCCGGGCCTTCTTGCGTGAAGCCGGCGCCGACGCTCGCATCCACCACGCCGCCCAGGTACAGCGCTGCCAGCAGGTGCTCGCCAAGGGTGTCGCCAGCCGCATCGGAACGCAGACCGTCGCCATCAGCTTCCACACCATGACCGCCGCCGATGCCTTCGAGACCCTCGCCAAAGAAGCCAAGGAGTGCCGCCCATGACTCAGCCACCACCGAAAGGCGGCCGGCTGGCCCAGCAGGCCGCCCTGCTCTGCCAGGATCGCGCCTTCCAGCTCTACCTGGACCGCCGCCGGCGCCACAAGCAGGGCCTCACCGCAGCCCAGCTGCCGGACGGCACCCACAGCGAGCAGGACGCCCGCGACTGGCTCTGCGCCGCCTGCCAGATCGGCAGCCGCGCCGAGCTCGACCACAACCCCACCGCCGCGGCCATGCTTCGCAGCATCCGCCAGCGCTTTCACCTCTGGAAGACCCGCCAAGGAGGCCAGCCATGAACACCTACTTCGGTCTGCTCGCTGAGTTCGACGGCCGCGCGGAGATCCCGCTCGACGAAGTCGCCCCCCGCTACTTCGGCATCAGCCCCCGCACCGCCAGCGCACGCGCCGGCGCCCAGGCCCTGCCGGTACCCGCCTACCGCGCAGGCGACTCCCAGAAGTCACCCTGGCTTGTCAGCGCGGTGGATCTGGCCCAGTACCTTGACGCCAAGCGCGCCGAGGCGCGGGATATGTGGAAACGCGTGAATGAGTGAAGCCTACGCTACCGATTTCGGCCTTCTGGAGAGCGCTCTATGAGCCACCTGATTCCCTTCAACTTCGACGACAGTCTGGTTCGATCCACCCTGATCGACGACCAGCCCTGGTTCGTGGCAATCGACATCGCCAAGGTGCTCGAGTACCGAGAAACTCACGACATGACTCGCATGCTCGATGATGACGAAGCTGCCCCGCACACTATGCGGGTCAGGTCCGAAAATGGAGTAGAGCAGGACCGGCAGGTGACCATCATCAACGAGTCAGGCCTCTTCCACGCCATCCTCAAGAGCCGCAAGCCCGAGGCCCGGCGCTTCCGCAAGTGGGTCACCGGCGAGCTGCTGCCCACGCTCTACCGGGACGGCGGATACAGCCTGACCGATCACGCCGAGAAGCTGCGGCTGGAGACGAACAAGCGCATCACCCAGCACCAGGAGGCCGCCGTGCGCCTGATCGACAAGATCCGCCGCGAGCACCGGCCCGAGGTACGCGAGGCGCTGCACGCAGCCATGGTGCACAACTGCGCGGCCGGCAACATGCCGGCGCCACCGCTGGAAGCCCTGGGCGGCCCTGATCTGGCAGAGAAATCGCGCATCGATGCGTTCTGGGCGGCCGTCACAGACCTGATGGCCAAAGGCGAGGAACTCAACCACAGCCGCGACCCTGCACGCCTGGCGATCAGTCTGCCCCACCTGCGGCGCCTGGCGGCCAAGCATGGGACCCCAATCCCAGCGGCAGCACTGCTGCGCCGCTGCCTGCGGGCCAGCGAAGCGCCACTGTTCATCGACTACCGCACCGTACGCAGCGCGCTGTTCGGCGGCTCGGTGAAGTGCTGGGTGTTCGCCCAGGAGGATGAGGCAACGGGTGAGGAGCAGCCGTGAGGGAAGCCGCCCTTCAAGGCGGCTCTCTCGCCACCGCCGGTAACGGTATAAGCCCAGCTATCGCAGCTGAAGCTTCTCCGGCCGAAGGTGCGTGTAGCGCTTCAGCACGTCCCAGCTCTCATGCAGCGTAAACTGCTGCACCTCCACGATTTCATACCCCGCCTCGAACAGCCGCGACGTCGCCTCATGGCGCAGGTCGTGAAAGCGCAGGTCCTCGATGCCGCAGGCCGCCGTCGCCGCCTGCCACCGCGTCCCGATCGACGCCGGCCGGAAGGGGAAGATCCTCTCCTCCCCCTGGCCCCGCGGCTGCCGGCGGATGATCGCCATGGCGTCGGCGGTGAGCTTGAAGCGCTTGTGGTTGCCCCACTTCTGCCGCGGGTGCTTGGCATCGCGCACCCAGCAGGTCGAGGCCTTCTCATCCAGGTCTGACCACAGCAGCCGGGTGATCTCCTCGCGCCGCCTTGAGGAAGCGATGGCGAAGTCCATGATGTCTTCCATGGGGATGATCGCGCTCGGCCGGATCCGCTGGGAGCGCTGGAAGTAGGCCCGCAGCCGCTCGACCTCTGCCGGCGCCGGCCGCCGATCCCGCGACTTCGACTTCCCAATCAGGCCCTTGGAGCGCAGCAGCAGCTTGGCCGCCTCGAACTCGCTGAGGTTCACCGGCATCTTCCAGGCCGCCACGGCCGTTTTCAGGATGATGCCCAGCCAGACGATGTCCTGGTTGATGGTCGCCGGCTTGATGCCACTGTTCCGGCGCATCACCCCGTGCTCGATGATCTGCTGGCTGGTCAGCTCGGTGATCTGCACCCGGGCGATCGGGAAGCGCTGCAGCTGCTCGATCGTCGCCCGCTTGGAGCGGCCGGCGTCCTGGGCGAACTCGTGCAGGTAGCGCTCCATGGCGTTGTCCAGGGTCACCCCCCGCCACTGCGCCGACAGGATCCCGCCCGGGGCGCTGAGCTCGAGCTCGCGGCGCTTGGCCCACTCCTCGGCCATGGTCTTCCTGGGGAACGTCCGCGACTCCGAGTGGTCTGGTTGGCCACGCCGCGCAATGCGGATCTGGGCCAGGTATGAGAAACTGCCGTCCTTCTTTCGACGCTTCCGGATCGTCGCCACGCGAGCCCCTCCGATGTACCAAATCGCCAT